AAATGTCAGCATTAGAAGTTAAGTGGTTTATTCGCTATTGGCTTAGACACCCTAGAAACGGTATCGGAGAAAAGGCTCTCGCTTCTCTATTGAAGCGTAGGTTCAACACTCAATTTCGTGAAGAATATCTCAAACTACATTCACCTGCTGAAGTGTTTAGGTATCTATCTAGTAGTAATACACCACCAACACATTCAGGAGTTGGTAAGTATATTCAGTGTTCACTAGCGAAGAAGTTTAAGACCCCGTATGTAACACCTGATAATTATCTAATTGATTACAAGTATGATGGTAATAGGTATCAGATTCATCGAGACAAGGATAACGTAATTATATTCAACAGGAAAGGTAAGGTAGTTACTAGACAATATCCTGACATAGTTGAGTTGGCTAAAACGTTTAATGCTAGTACCTTTATTTTAGATACTGAGATTTACCCCGTAGAAAGAGTAGGTAGTACAGCACCTGCTGACCATAAGAAACTAGCAACAAGAGTTCATTCTAAAGACATTGAAACTGCGGTGGAAACATGTCCTGTACACTTAGTTATCTTTGACATATTGTATTACATGGGTCATAGTTTGATAGAACAAAAATACAAAGAACGTTTAATTCATATGCCTGACTTTCCTTCTATTAATAGAGCAATATCCTTTACAGATAAAGATATTGAAAGAGCCTATAACATGGCTATCAACGAAGGCTTTGAAGGTATTATGATAAAAGATTTAGACTCTACTTATCAGGCAGGAAGAAGAACTAGTGCTATGGTAAAACACAAACCACCTAGAATTGATTTAGATGTAGTGATTACTTCTGCTAAGTATGGTGATGGTAAAAGAAGTAATGTCTTTGGTACGTTTGGTATTTCAGTTAAAGATGACTCTTCTCCTACTGGTTATCTATCAGTGGGTTCAGTAGGAACAGGATTGTCTGATGGGGATTTAATGTTTTTAACAACGGAACTAAAAAAGATTATTGAGAAGTTCAATGCTGAAGTTTTCCATGTATTGCCTAGAGTTGTATTAGAAGTAACTTGTGATTTAATATCAAGGGACGCAGAAGGTAATTATGGACTGCGTTTTCCTAGAGTTCTAAGGATTAGAAACGATAAGTTCGCTAAGGAATGTAACTCTATTTTAGACTTGCAGATGATGGCTTAGGGTAAATGGTTATGTACCTATTCGCATAGGGCTAATCGTGTGGAATACAGCGTCAGTTGTTGGATTAAACAAAGATGTTATTTCAGGTGTATGTGCAATACTAGCAAAGCCTGTGGTTGTTATCAACCGAGATAGTAATCATGATTTGGGATATAAGGTCAAACTCTCAATTGTAATGAGAGGAGATATGCACTTACTAACTAAGGTACAACGGGTCTTTATGCAGAATGGTATCTACTGTAATATCAAAGAAGTAGAGTCTAAGGTAAGACCTAGACCAATATTGAGGATAGGAAGATTGGAGCATATTAGAAACTTTCAATCAACCTATCTTCAAAATGCTTTAGATGAAGATAATGCTCTTTACATTGGGGATGAAGGTAGTAGAGATGTGTGGTTAAAGTTCCTATTGATACTTGCTAATGTCGAAGGTAAGAAACATCTTACATCAGAAGGTCTTGATGAGATATTGAAACTCAAAGGGGTACTCTGATGTTATGCTCTAGATGTAATCATAGAGAGTCTGAACATAACAAAGATGTATGTTCCGTTTGTTCTATTAGTTTAGTAGGGCAAAAAATAGAATCCTTTGGTTTCGGTGAAACAAGTGAAGACATGTCTGATTTTGAGATAGTAAGACATCATACTGTTAGGATGTTAATGGATGGATGTAGAGAATGCGGAAACAAAGACTTCGGTTTTGAGGTCGGAGTTAAAGAAGAAAGTGAATTGAAATGGTATGTAGCACACATACACTGTGGAAATTGCCACACACAATATAAGGAAATAATGGAAGTGAGAATAAATGAGTCTGATAAAGACAGCAAATGAACATATGAATAACAAACCAATGATAATAGTAGGTAACACTAAACTAGACAAGATGGACAAAGCGTTGTCTTTCGTGTCCAACAATCCTATTGTGATGTATGCTAACGAATATACTATTGATGATAATTATAGTATCCCTAGTGATAGAGGTATTATTATTGATGAAGTACATTACAAACCTAATACTGCCTTAATCAAAAAGACAATGTTAGAGTATAGAGGACAAGTTATATTAGTTTCTGATAATCAGAAATCAGTACCTAAAGAATTGTTTTCATTATGTAAATTGAAGAGAGCAGGTAAGAAAATAGAACATGAAGTAGAATCACCTAGAGCAGATGATGCAAAAGAGTACGATATTGACATGTATCCTATGATAAGAGAGTATTTGAAAAACCCTAATCGAGATGAGATAGCATCAATGTTGAAGTTATCTAAGCCTAGTGATATTCATTTCTTATCATGGTTAGTTCCTAACCTACATCCTAACAAGTTGTCATTTGTAGATTTCTCAGTTAAGAGGCGTTGGCCTAGTTCATATTTTTATGAAATGCTTGCATATACACATGATGGTAGATTAAACCGTAAAATGCAAATGCCTAAACGTGGTAGTTATTCTAAACTACCCAACTTAGCATCAAGGTTAGGATTAAAACGTCATGAGTGTTATCTACTCACTGACTTACTTAAGGATGATAAGTTTGCAGAATATGCTAAAACTAAACTAAACAATGGCGAATGTAGGCTATTAGGTTTAGGAGAAAAGAAAAGAAGAAAGAAAACAGATAGAATAGTACCACAACAAGGATTGGGAGAGTGGTTTTAATGGATAAGATATGCTTATCCTGTTTACACGTTTTACCTCACGTTAGAACAAGAAGAGGTAACTTAGTCTGCAAAAGATGTGGACACCCTACAAAGGAGTAAAAATAAATGTATAATAATAAGAAAAATAAGAATGTAAGAAATAAGAAAAGTAAGCAACTTTACACAAATAGAATGTGGTTAGAAGAACAGTATATATTAAAGAATAAATCTGCTAAAGAAATAAGTGATATGTTTGAAGTTCCTGTTGGAACTATAATCAAATATATTGAAATGTTTAGTTTAGAACTTGAACATAATGCAGAAGAACAACAAGTTAAGAAATACTTTGAAACTATAAGTGAACCTAAGAAAGTTAAGAGTGTTAAGAAGAAAAAGGCTTGGGGGTCAAAGCCTAAGACAAAACCTAAAACGCAGAAATACAAATCTAAGACTGTTCTTAAGAGGATGTTCTACGATAAAGATATGCCTATCAATCAGATGGCAAGAGAGTTTGGTGTATCTGAAGCAGTAGTCAGATACTGGTTAAGAAAATATGGTTTAACAAAATCGGGTAAAGCCGCATATAGAACACAAAAAGAGGATAGGGTGTTATTAGCACAACAACAGACAATTCCTAAAACTATTCAAGTAAACCCTTATTCTAAACCTACACCTAGTAATATTACAAAGAATAGAAAAGCGTATAGTACTATTAGAAACTATGAAACAGGGTTGTATGATGTTGTTGGTGTTATAGAACATGAGCATGGTTATAATCATCTTGAACATGGTATATTCTTAGACTTAACAAAAGAGGATGCTTCTGAATTAGCAGTTAATCTGAATAGAGCAATGGGTCTTAGAGACTCTGAAGCAAATACAATTATTCTATCTTCATTAGGTTGGGATAAAAAGGTGAGACAATGAGCGAATTATGGACAGAGAAATATAGACCAACTAGATTGAGTGAGATAGTAGGACAACTAAGTTTTGTTTTAGATGCAGAGCATTGGGTTACATCAGGTAATATGCCTAATGTATTGTTCTACGGAGTGGCAGGTACAGGTAAAACTGCGGCTTCTATTGCATTAGTTAATGAGTTATTAGGAGATAATAAACAAGGTAACTTCTTTGAGATTAATGCGTCTGATGATAGGAAACTAGAAACTGTCAGAACCAAGATTAAAGAAATCGCATCTACCAAAGTTATCGGTGATGCTCCTTTCAAGATTATTCTTCTTGATGAGATGGATGGTATGACTAAAGATGCTCAAAATGCATTGAAGAGAGTTATGGAAAGGTATGCCGATAATTGTAGGTTCATCATTACATGTAATGAGAGACACAAAATTATTCACCCTTTACAATCTAGATGCGCCAACTATCAATTTAAGAGAGTCAACCCTACAAGTATGTTAGATATTTTCACAAAAATATTGGATGAAGAAGATGTAAATCAGTATTCTAACGAAGAGTTGCAAAGGTTTATTACCTATTTGCAGGGTGATTTGAGACGAGGGATTAACGAATTACAGGCATCCTCATCGAGTAATCGAAGCCTACAAAACCAAATAGACAGAAGTTTAGAACCGTACTCTGAAATAATGAAAATGATAAATGAAAATGACTATAATAATGCTTTAGAGAAGGTGCATAAATTGATTTACGATTCTACTGATATGAAGACTATATGCATTAATTTGCACGATATTATATTAAAGATGGATTCTTCGCCCCAATCCAAGTTCAAGATGCTACGTGTAGTAGGTGAGGCTGAATGGAGAAGTAGTAATATGACTCCAAAAGTATTAGCATCTTGGATGATAGGACAGATGGTGTAATGGAAGGAGTGGCAATTTTACTTGGGTTTATTGTATTAAGATTTTTAATGAGAATGGATAAACGAGGTAGGAGGAGATGGTAATGAGTAAATTAGATATTAATGAAGACGGCGTAGTGGATTTTAAAGATGTAGAACATCTTCTACTGCGTTATGAGATTATAGCGTTAGGCGGTGCGTTGCTGATAGTACTGCCTGTATTAAACACGCTAAATTATATCAGCGTAGATTCCAATTTCTTTTGGATATTATGTGGCTTAGTCATGTTGACAGAAGGATTAGTGGAAATAAAACACGAAAGAAAAAAAATGAAACCCCAAAAGGAGGAAAAAATAAATGAATGAAAATGAAATAAAGGAAATGATAGCGAAAACAGCGTCTGCAATCGGTTTAACCGAAGCAGAAGCACTAGCGAGGTTTGATGACATATGTCAGAAGAACAGCGTTAGTGTCCAAGATGAAGGCATGTTATGTCTCAACTTGTGGAAAGAGTACTACAACAGTGCGTTAAGAGCGCAGAAGACTAGTATGAACACCAATGCAACAACAAGCAGTGGCGGCTTTTACAAACAAGCGTTTGGTTTCTTTGCATCACTAGATGAAGCAAGAGATATGTTAGCAAGAAAGAATGAAGCAGTTATTACTGATTATAGAAGAGATAAAGATACTTCTTTTTCTACTGGTCAAGTAGCAGTATTCACTGAAGTTGATGGTAAGTACGAAGGTAGAATGATGAGAGATGGTGAAGAGTTAGTTAAGTCTATGGACAAACTACCTGCTAACCATACTGATATGGATGACGGTACATACGTTACTCCTCTTGACACAAACGATGCTGATTGGAATAAAGCAAGATATGGTAAACCACTTGCTGTTTCAGAATGGAGACGCTCAGGCGTTTTCATCGGAGAAGTTGATGGTAAGTTCGGTAAGTTCTTCTTTAACTACAAAGGAGAGTCTACAAAAGACTTCACCCCTAAGACCTTTGAGTTTGTACACTTTGATTGTATCTTGAACTCGAATGATGGTACTAAGATACATGGTGGAAAAGCAAGAACTCTAGAGTCTCTTGTTGTAAACAGTTCTCTTGCTGATGATGACTCTCGTAAAGAAGATACATCTGACATAAACATGCAAGACGCTTTAATGGAATACAGCGAAGCGAACTTCTGTCCTATTGTTGATTTAGGACAAGCACATAGTATGGTTATGGATAAAGACTACAATGATAGGTTTGTATTTACTGATGGTGATGTTACTACTGTTAACATGAATCAGACAAAGAATGGTAATAGATACTTTGTTCTAGCAGACTTCAATTCGGAGTTTTCTCTAGATGATGATAACCTAACATGTTGGACACCACCGCACATAGAAATAGACTTTGGTATTGGGTCAAAGGTTGTTGTTGTTGGTAGAACTTCACAAGGCACTGATGAAGAAGGTAATTTAAGACCTATTTCATTAAATGTTAACGGAATACTAGTGACAAAGGCTAGAGGTGGCAGTCCTGACGAAATCACCCATATAGAGGATGACTCTGATGGGTTTGATGACGATTGGATGCCAGTCTAATTATTGTAACAGTGTAACCATACACATATTGTTGGTCTTAGGGGTGCAACGCCCCTAACTCTTAAGGAGGAAATTAAATGAATAAAGGATACTATAATGAATATACAATAACTTCGTATGCTGATGATGATGATATAATTCATGGTCAGTCATATGCAATAAGGGTTAGTAACATTGATTTTGTTACTTGGAAACCCAATAACGAACTTAAAAACGAGATTTGGATGAAATTACATACTAAATCCGGTAAAGAAATAAGAGTAAAGGTAGATAAAGATGGACTAAATGAAATACTAGCAACAGTTGGTAATGATTTAGTGCAATTTGAAAATAGGAATAGGAATGAATATGAGTTGGAACACAGGAAAAAGTACAGGAACTAAGACGTTTGAAGAACGAAAGAAAGAAAGGCTTGAGCAAATCAAGTATAAGGCAGAAGTAGCACAGTCATACATGTGTCTAGGTATTTGGGGAGAACCCAAATCCGCTAAGTCAGCAATATCGTTAGATATTTTAACTGATGAAGATATTAAGAATGATATGAAAGTATATGTTTTTGATTTTGACAACAGGGCTATTGACGTTAAGAGAAACCACTATGGTAATATAGCAAATATTGTTGTAGATAACCCTATCGAAAGAGAGGAAAATAGTTTGGTTAACTTTGAAGCGACTATGGCTAATGCAAGAACCTTTTATGAAATGGCTATGGAGTGTTTAGCAGAAGGTAAACTAAAAGCCGTAATTGTAGATGGTGCAGATAAACTACTTACAGATGTTTGTGAAACTCACATGAGAAACAAACACAAGATGGATGCAGATACTGTTATCAAACAACCACCGTATGTTTGGGGAGATAGAAATACTCCTTACAAGAACTTCTTACATAAGCAAGTTCTAGAAATGGCTTGTCATAGAATAGTGATTGCTCACTCTAAAGATAAGTATGCGGGAAACCCTAACCCTGTTGGTGTTATTGCTAATTGGCATGACTCAACAGAAGATATCTTTACTGCTACAATTCGTATGCAGAGAGACTTAAGAAAAGGCGGAGCAGAATATACTGCTTTGTTTGAAGCAAGTGCAAGAAAGCCTGAACTGATTGGTAGTAGAAGAAAGGTACTAGTTATCAAAGATGGTAATGTTGATTGGACAGGCGTTGAAGAAATAAAAACAGGCGAACTTTAAGGAGATAATAATATGGTAATAACAATAGAAATAGAAGTAAGCGAGTTTAAAGACTTGATAGAAAGTGTTGCATTGAAAGGTAAATACAATAGTGGAGATACTAGTAAGAATGGTCAGTTGAGTAATTATGCTTGGCTTATCAGTGATGGTGAATATCTTCATGCTTACAATGCTGATACTACAACCATATGTGCCGCAAGAGTACCGAATGAGGGTATTGCAACTGCTTCTTGGATAGTTGATATTGAGAAGACAGTTAAATATCTTAAAGCGTTTAGTGGCGAAGTAACGTTACTAGTTGGTGATTACTTAACAATAACACAAACAGAAACACAAACTGCTACTGCTAAAGTACCGTTAGTTTCAGAACATCCTCACAATGATTACATTGGTAGGATTGTTACATTTACTAATGATATGAGAAGCGACACTCCTTCTTGGGGTGATGAGTTACCTATCTTCGGTAAGACTCAGTTCGAAGCAGAGATAGTAATATCAGAAGATGAGTTAGCAAGAGCAAGTTCTGTATGTGATGTAGTTAACATTGCTAGATACAAGTTTAACTTTGATGATGAAGTATTAACAATG